TCTAGGTGGTTCGATTCCGTTTGTTGCGTTCGACACAACGGAACTGCTCTCTGAAGGCATCTGTGCGGACAATGTTGAGTGCCGTAAGCCGTATTCGGTAATGTCTTTCCTAAGACTATCCCAATCATAGTTTAGTTTGTTCTCCACAATAGTATCAACATCCTTCTTGTAAGTATCAATAGGAAGAATGCCATCACTGTATTTAGTGCGGTCAAAATATTCGCAAGCACCACGCTCTTTAGCAAGTGTATTTGATGCTTTAAGCAAGTAATATTGGAACGCTTCTGTTAAATCATGTACCAGTTTCCATGCTTGCTTATCTTCATACTTTACATGTTGTTTAGCCAAAAAGTGTGCTAGTCCGATATAGCCAATGCCCAATGAACGTCTTGCCTTTGTGCTAATCTCAGCTGCCTTAATTGGATAACGCTGATAGTCAATAATTTCTTCTAATGCTCTAACTGCTAGATCGCAGATTTCTTCTAGGTCGTCTAGTTCTTTGATAACGCCAACATTTATAGCTGAAAGAATACACAGTGCAATCTCTCCATTCTCGTCATCAATATGTTCAAGTGGCTTAGTAGGTAGTGTAATCTCTTGACACAAGTTACTCATATAAACTGTGTCTTTGAACGAGCTGTGTGTGTTACAATGATCGACATTCATAATATAGATACGTCCTGTTTCAGCACGTTCTTTGATTAAGTCGCTAAACAATTCCATTGCAGGAATTTTCTTTTTGCGAATACTTGTAGCACGTTCATACTTTTCGTACAGCTCTTGAAACACTGCTGGATCTCCATAGTATGCTTCGTACAAACCTGGAACATCATGTGGGCTGAACAAAGTAATGTCACCGCCACTTAGAAGACGCTCATACATTGTTTTGTTAATTTGTATCGAGTAGTCTAGTTTTCGAACACGATTGTCTTCAGTGCCCTTGTTGTTTTTCAACACAAGGATGTCTTCAATTTCTAAATGCCATAACGGAAAGTGTGTGGTGGCAGAGCCGCCGCGAACACCGTTTTGAGTGCAACATCTAACAGTTGCCTCAAACTTCTTCAAGAAGGGAATTATGCCGGTGTGTGCGACTTCTCCGCCTCTGATTTTTGAATTGACTGCTCTGATACGTCCGGCGTTGATGCCGATGCCTGCTCTTTGCGCCGTATAGCGGCCAATGGACATGTCGCTGGCAAAGATGCTATCAAGTGTGTCGTTGCTATCAACAAGAACGCAGGAGGCAAACTGCCTAACAGGAGTGCGCACCCCAGCCATGACTGGGGTTGGTATGTTGAGTCTAAAAAGCGAGGTCGCATCGTAGTATCTCCTTACATAATGCATACGTGTTTCTTTAGGATAGTTAGCAAACAGTGTTGCCGCAATCATCATGTACATGAACTGAGGAGTTTCAAATAATTGTCCGTTGCTACGATCTTGACAAAGATACTTATCTACTACTTGTCTTAGACCTGCATAGGTAAAGTTTTCATCACGTTTGTGATTTATGTAACTGTCTAGTTTTTCAATTTCTTCTGCAGAATACTTTTCCAATATCTCTGCATCATACACGCCGCGATCAATATTCATTTTAATCATGTCCATAAGTGCAATAGGCTCATAACGTCCAAACACTTCTTTGTTCAGTCCGTAACCTAAAAGCCTAGCAGCGGCATATTGATAGTTTGGCGAGTCAAGCGATATAAGATCGTTAGCACTTCTAATTAAAACTTCTTGTATTTCTTTTGTACTCATGCCATCAAAAAATTGTAAGTTGGCATTCATTTCAATTTGGCTAGAGCTCACCCCTGCAAGACCTTTGCAGGCTTCTTCAACTACGAAATGGATTTTATCGATGTTGAGGTGTTCTCGGTTGCCATTACGTTTAACGATCATTGTTCCGTTTGACATTTTAACTCCTCTTTCTGTGTGGTATCATATTTAGTGCAAGTTTGGTACAGTACAAATTTTTCTTATCGCAAAATCTTGTGGAAGATTTTCAATGCGAACACAACTACTATTAAAACCTAATACATAATCGTCTGCAATTAGAACGTGATAAGACTCTGCACTTGCACTGTCTATACCAATATGTATCTCGCAAGGTAACCCCTTAAAGCGTTCAGTTAACTGTAATGAATAAGCCATTCCCAGTACGATTCCAAAGTCACAATATTGGTTGTCTGCGATCAACTCCCAAGGCGTTGGCCATGACTCTGGATCAGTAACATCAATGTGCAAAGACATAGTCGGTGCCTTGCTATAGAAGGCTACCGTATCTTCAAAAGGAGTGTTACTTGTTTCTAGGGATTGGCGAAATTCTCGCCATGCTATTAGACGTTCGTCAGCTGATTTATCAAACATTATATAACACTAGACTGTTTATTCTTCACTTTAAATTTAAATTCAGTTTGGTCACCTACAGGCATTCCACTTGTTGATAGTATTGAGATAGTTTCGTCTGTACCGTCCCCATCTTCATCTGTTATTGTAACATCAAAATGAATATCGTCAAGATAAATTTCGTCTCCAGCGAAGTGATATTCGTCCGAAATCTCTACGCGGTTGTTATACGCATTGTTAATAATTGTCATAGTACCAGTTCTTACTGCTTCGTAACTTTCACTGGTCATTGTATAATCTATTTCGTAGCCTTGATTTGTTGTTGCCTGTGGTAATCTAAATAATTTGATTTGGTCACCTCTAACTATTGTTAAACTATGTTCGTGGCCCCAAGTCCAATTTGACGGTCCTTCTATTTCAGGTTGATAAATGACTCCAGTCATGTTTGCTTGGTTGTATGACAGTTCAGCAGTACGACTGAAATAGTCTCCTACTGATTCGTTTGACTTTTTACCAAACTTTATAACAGCAACCTGTGGTAATGCTTCTGTGCCGCCGCTGTTGCCTACAGAAACATATCTATTGTTTCTACTTACATTGTAGTAACCATTTTCAATCCAAACTCCGTGTTGATCAATATCATTGAAGTAACTATCAACGATAAGGTTTTTGCCTGGACCTTCGCTTTGACCTAGGCTAGGAGCTCCTAGTACCATATTAACACCAAACGCAAATCCATGACCTAGTGTTCTAAACTTACAATCTGTCCATGTATTGTTGTTGATATCATAGTTACTCATTGCACCATAAGCCCATCCTACAATCTCTATATTTTCAAATGTATTGTCACTGGATTCAACTGCTCCACTTAGACTATTAAGTTCTAATCCAATATCTGAAAGATAGTCAGTTGGTATGCTATCGCCTGACTCCCAAGGTCCTGCAATTTTAATATTTCTAAACACACTGTCTCTACAGGATTGTAATACAAGTCCTTTACCTGAAGGTTGTGTAGTTTGTAGTGTTAAATTCTCAATTCTAATATGTCTTGCTTGTGTAGTAAAACTGGATCCGCTATCATCTGCTGCGTTAGTTTTGCTTCCGCCAATCGCTAAATCATTTTGTGTTTGAAATATAGGATTAGATGACGATGTTCGAATGATAGTTTTATCTTCTCCAGCACCGACTATAGTAGCAAAAGGAGGAACATAGATAGTATCATCAATAACATAAACGCCTGGTTCAAGTGTTAGTGTTACTCTACTTTGCTCACTTCCTTTGGTTGCTTCATTTAGATACAATTGATCTAATGCCTGTTGTAGTTTAACAGTTGCGTTTTGTGACGTTTGACCAGTTATGCCAAAAGCTCTAACACTTACTATATCATCTAGTCTGTCCTGAAGAGTTCTATAAACAGGATCTGTAGGACTGCTACCTGTTACAATATAACTGTCGTTTGCTCTATATGCGTAAGTATCAACTAGTGTAAAGAGGTTGTCATGTTCAGTTAAAACTTTGGTATTACCAACCTGTGGTGCGCCTTCTGATACAGCGCCGTTACCAATGTATAGTTCCCTAGTATCAATGGCCCAACCTAACTCACCTGATGCAAGTTGTGGTAATCCGGACCCTTGATTCTTTTGTCCTCGTCTCATTTGAATTCTTGATATCTGTACAACAGCCACGTGTTATCTCCTACACTTTTATTATGTATTTATGCTCTGTTTGGCTTTCCAGTCATCCCAAGATTCAAATTTACGTTTATAATTGCCCTTAGTGCTAGGTGGCATATTGCGTTTGTACTCTTGCCAAAGATCAAACTGTTCTTTTGCTTTTGTTTCGTCAGTTTTTAAATAGTATCTAGCAAGCATTCTATATCTTTGGCCTTGGCCAAATTCTTCGTAACGCTCTGCATTTTTAATTTTATCACGCTTTTTTCTTATAGACGGATCTTTAGATGCGCCTACCATTAAACCATCTTTATAGTTAGGATTTTTGTCGCCACTTAAATCGGCTCCATCATTTGGATCACCTACAATAATATTGTAATATAAGTGCCAAGTTCCTCTATCGTATCTGCGCTGCTGGTATTCTCTTTCCTTGTCTAGTACTTCTTGCAAGTCATCGCTTTCAAACACAATCTTTCTTACAAGAGTTTCTGGACGTTTGTTATAAACTTCTGTGATTATTTTTCCACTAGCAAAATAATCAGGACGACCATTAGATCTTCCTATATATCGTTTTCCTGTGACAGTGTCCCAAACAAGATATACGTGTGGCTTAAGCCATTTTTTCATAGTATTGATATACCCGTTCGTACCATTCGTTACGCCATTCATCATACTCGTCTGGCCAAACATCAAACTGCTGGTACTCTCCTGCGCGACTACACATGAACACATGACCTTCACGTATGTTAGTGCCATATACTTCGTTGTGTGCTTCTGCGTATGCGACTAGTTGTAGGAAGTAATCAACTACCCATTCAACTTTTTTAGGTTTATTCGTTTGCTTAAAATCCATGATTGCAGGCTGACCTTTGTATGTTCCTACAAGATCAGTCGTTCCTGCGTACATTTGAGGCATATAAAGTGCTACTTCGCTGCCCCATACTTCTACGTCTTTAAGGGCATTTTCGCGAATAACATTAGCCATGTTGTGTGCTTGTTGAGCATATGGATTGCTTCCCGGCTCTGGCCATTCTGCTGTGTCTATGTAGTCCTCAAGATACTTGTGCATCCTAGTACCTACACCTGCTGCTTCGGTTACAATCTCTTGTGCTTTCTTTTCGCCAACACGTTTCTTCCAAGCAATAAGATGTGTCTTATCTTTAGTTGCGTCAAGGATAGTTGTTACACTTGCGACTGCATTGCCGTCAGGAGTTTCATAAAGCCTTTTGCCATTTACTTGTTTTCGTGAGATAGGTTGATAATCGTATTTTTTTACTATTAATGTCAAAACATAAATCCTATATTGTTTCTACATTATATAGTCTAAGTAGTTGATTGTCAAGAATTATCTTAGATCGTTATTACCTAAGTCAGTAGCACTCTTAGCCATTGCTGCTACTTTATCGCCGCCTGGCTCAGCATCTGCCTTGGAAGTTGCTTCTGGTTCTTTGGCTGTTTTAGGAGTAACACCTATTTCATTAAAGTCAGCGACCATAGTTTTTACACGTTCGTCTGTATCGTATGCTGCTTTGAATGTACCGTAGTCAAACTGCTCGCCACCTACGTTCTGCATTAACTTGTTTAGATCTAAATTTAATGCACCTTGTTTGACATCTTGTTGTTTAGGCTTTTTAAAATGTAAAAAAGCAGTGCGACCTTTAGAGTCTGCACTGCCTATTACTGTTCTTAATACCTGTACGAGTTTTGAAGGTAAAGCCTCGTCGGCTTCAACTATTTTTTTTTTGAACTTAAAATTGTTGCAATTCTACGGGTACGTTCTACGCTTTCGCGTTTGGCACGCCCTGCTTCTTCTTCGCCACCTGCTGCTGGCTCAGCTGCACCAAACTCATCCTGATCAACTGTAGGCTCCATTTCGCCTTCTTCGCCTGGTTCTCCCATATCAGGAAGTTCTTCGCCGCCTTCTTCAGATCCCATCATTTCTGGTGGTGCGCCTTCTCCTGTTAGCATGGCTACGCCATCTGTTAATGAGCCACGTGTGGTTTCCATAGTAGAGTAAAGTGCTTCTAGTGCAGGCTTAACGGCAGCAACAAATGAGTCTGACTGATCTTGTCCTAACTCATCGCGAATTGCATCTGCTAATTCTAGCATTGATTCTGTTTGCATTTCAGCAGTATCTTCCATCCAGCCAGTAACACGATCAACCATGTCCTTTGCTGCCATGACTAGTTCTGCTTCATCTTCTTTGCCTTCTTTAAGGAAGCTAATAAATTCTGGATCTACACTTTCGTTTTTCTTTTTCTTTTTGCCGTACATGCCTTCAGCTGCTTTTTGATTTTTTAATCCACTAGTCTTTTTATCTTTAACTGCTTTTTTCATTGGTTCCTTTGTGTCGCCGTCTTTATCTATATCAATGTAATCTGGCTTTGCTTTTTTGCCTTCTGAAATTTCTGCACGTTCTGCAATAGCGGCATTCAATACGTCAAGGAAGAGTTTTGACTTTTGATAGCTTTCGCTTTTATGAACAGTATCGTAACTTTCCATTGTTTCAACTTGAGAAAGTTTAGTGCGTAGTTTGTTACGAGCGTCTTGTAATTGCTCTAATGTAAAACTTTCGACACTTACTTTTGTGCCGAAACGTTTGGCTAGGCTTTCGTTCAGGGCCGCTGCCGTAATTGGTTTAGTAAATTCTCTTATGTTCATTTTTAACTCTTCCCTAATGAATCTGTTATAGTTATTTATGCGTTTTTTTAAAAAAAGATGTAATGATCGAGCTTGGATTTTATTTGTTCTGTCTTTGCTCTACTAATTTCATATCTATTAATAGTTATCTCTCTTTTAAAGTCACTATCTGTTTTTTCAATAGTGTAACGATAAAAAATACAATCATTGTAATGTTTTTCTATATCTCTATCATATGCTAGTATTTTTTCTGTTTTATCATTACCTTTTATTAAAGACCTTGCCAACGCTACTGCACTTGTTTTACAAAATGTGCGAGCTATCATAGCATTATCTTTGCAATCAAAAATGACATAGTCCTTTTTTGTTTTACGTATTGCTATATGACCAATACGGATGCTGTTTCCTTTTTTATAAGGGAACATGGTTTCGTCTATATTATTATTTAATATAGATTCTAAATCTTTAATAATTTGTCGGTTGATCATTTGCCTTTACCAAAACAAGATTATTTTTGTGTGTTTTACTTACCAGACTCTTCTTCACTAGATTCTCTATTATGAATTGATCTCTTTCATTGAAGATGTGCAGAGGCATAGGTCGATACAATCTGTTCATTACCTCCTCTTCTTCATTAGATACCGCTATGGATATCTGAGATATTATTTCATCGTGTCTCATCTATTTCAACATCGTCATTTGGATTAATCGTTTGTTTTGGATCAGGTTTAACGCTGCCTTGTGGCTTCTTGTTTAGTTTAACCTTACCGCTGTTTGGATCTTTTGTTAGAGCTGAAGGATTCTTTTTAAGATCTACGACTGTTTTAGTCCCGTCTCCGTGATCAATCTCGGCACTCTGATTAGGCATAACTTTGCTTATTTTTGATTGTATTTCTGAGATTCTCATTTGATCTTCCTCCTTGGCGCTTTCTTCCTGCTAGGAGTGTTTGGCGCATTTAGTTTTGTTAATCTTCTTGATGCTGCATTAGATGCTCTAGTTCTAATGCCTATCATTTTTATTTTTCCAGCTTTTTGTTGTTTGGTCTTTTTTAACCCTACAGATTTTTTAACATTGAGTGGCTTGTTACATGCAGCAGGTGAGCTCATAACCCTACCTTTGCGTATTCCAGACTGGCAACGATATTTTCTTACCTGCTTGCCGCCGGCCCTGCTCCATACTTGCGTTGCTTCTAAAAACTCAGCCACTTGCATTATCTACGTTTTCCTACTCTAGCTGCTTTGTTCAATGATTGAACTCTACGGCTTGCCGGATTAATACGTTTTGTACGTCTTGCTTTCTTGGCCATACGTTTGCCCATTCTAGCTTTTAGTCTTTTAAGAGCAACTCTTTTCTTTACATCAGGTGCTGCAAAACATTGGGCCGCAGTTGCTACTACTCTGCCGTTACGAAATCCACCCTGACAGCGATACTTACGGACCACACTCTTGCCGGAGCGAGCCCAAACTTGCTTCTCATCTATTTGGTCATTAAAAAACTCACGTATTAACATATAGTTATTTATCGTGAGCGAACTGTTACTGCATTAAAATTACAACAATAGTTGAAAGCAGACCTGCTACTATTGTTCCGGCTGCGCCAATTAACACTTTAATCATTGATGCGTTGCCACTTTGTATATCTTTGTGAATATCTTCTACTTTTTCTTCAATTTTGGTGAGGCGTGATTCTAGTTGCTCATACCTTTGCTGGCATAAATCAACATGTGCTTCTAGGTTTTCTTTTTCTAATTGCGTGGCACTAGCCATACTGTATTCTCCAATTAAAGTAATCGCGATAGATAGCCCTTTAATAGCCTAGTTATGTGTGCCTTTTACAATTTTATTTATCATCTAGTTCTTCAAAAATGATATTGGTTTGTCTTGGATCAGATGTTCTAAACACTGCATTTTTTATAGTAACAGTTTCATTTAGTCCGTCTATGAAAGGGACTAGATCAAAATCTTGTATCAATAAGTCAGTGGTTAGTCCTTCAAGAACTTCGTGTGTAAAAGTAAAAGTCCAATATCTGTTTTTACCTTCGAAGTCTTTGCCAAACCCTAACTTGCTAATTTCATCTACATGAGACTCTACATTCAAGGGATAAGCATTTACCCTAAGACCAATAGTTTGGAATACTGTCATGTAGTTTGCTTGTTGCTTGTATGCCAATGCATCGTCGCCTTTACGAGCATTGGTGTTTGTAATATCAACAAGTGTAGTGATCTTAAATTTCATACTGTATTTACAGTCATAAAAAAAGGCCCACATAAAATGTGAGCCTTTAGTGTGCGTAATGCACGGTCCCTAAGGTAGTTAGGAATTATTAAGCGATTGTGATGCTTGAAGCTGCTGTTACAGTTGTGTCTGTACCAACGCCGTCTAGTGCTTCCATGCGAGCTGCAATTGATGCTGCTGTGTTAGCGTGTCCATCAACAATAACGTGTAATAGACCTGAATTATCGTTTGGTGCATAAGCCATTAGTGGCTGTAGCTCACGTAAAGCTAGATCATATAGTGATCCGTTTGCGCCGTCGTTTGCACGTAGATCGATTGGTGCATCATCTGAACCGTCTGAATCAGAATCAAATCCGATTACATATGCTGCAAGTTGTGCTACTGACTCAATTGAGCCAACTGTGTTGTCTCCACCATTAACTGGGGTTACGTCGAATGTTACTGCCATTTTTCTTCTCCTATAATTATCGAATGGCAAAACGCTGCTCAAGCGTTTTGTTACATATGTATTTAGTCTTTTGGCAAAAAAGAGGCTATTTTAGGTGTTTTTTGGCTCTCTGATGTATGGCTCTTAGCTGTTGTATGTACGCAGGGCCCGATTGTACTATATCATCTATCATTTTTACAATAGGCAAATAGCCTCTCACATACTGTCCTGGAACAGTGTCGCCATCCTTTGCTTTGTCCAAAAACATCTTAGCCATCATTAGGTTTTCCTGACCTACTAGGTAACGATAGTATTGTAAGTTAGACATAGTGTTTGTTACTGCTATGTCAGGAACGCTTACAGTTGGTTCTGGATCAGGAACACGATCAATTTCAAAGTTTTTGCTAGATACAAACTTTTCAAATTCTTCTATTACATCACTGTTTCTAAGTTTTGCTCTTACTGCAAATGCTAAACGTGTGATGTATTTTTCTTTATCGTATTGCGATGCGTTGTTTAGGTTAGTTATGATTCTTCTTATTGCAAGGTAGTCACCGTTTTTAATATTGAGCGCAGTTTCTAATTTCAAAAACAAGTTTGCTACTTGCGAAGGTTGTGCATCATTACCTAACTGACTTAGGTATCTATTAACAGCCATTATAGGAAGCGTGGTAGTTTTTCTTACTTTTTTTGCAGATTCAGGATCTTTGAGTTTGCCGACAGCATCATCGTCTCCATCTACAAAGTGTATAAAATTATATAAGTCTGTTGAAAACATGCTAAAAGTTTTATAGTTATTCTTTTCACTTGTCTTAGCGGCATACTTTCTTGAAAACTTATTGTACATAGGAAATTTACGCATTAGTTCTAGCACCAATAGAATAAGATACGTTCTTTCGCAACAGTCAGTGTAGGTTAAAACTCTTGCGTTATTAGAGTCGCGTATCATTCTTGCTTCGTGCAAGCCTTTTATAAAAGAAAAGCTAGGCTCAACAGGTTCAGACAGATCATGTCCGCCCTCCATGGTTGCCCATTCTAATGCTGTATATTTCTTTTCCATATTAGCCGAGGTATCTCTTAACAAATAGTGATGGTAGTTCGTGATAGTCCATATCAAAGAAGTCAGCTGCTGTGGAACCTTTTTGAATGTCTTTCTGGAACTGTGTTCTAACCATTGGTTTTACTTTTTCTGTTGTCATGAGCATACGAACAACTCTAGCCTGATCAGGGGTAACCTTAAAAACTTTACCGTCATCAGTTGTAACTGTAGTAACTGGCTTAGGATTGCCTTGGCTATCTAGAATTTTTCCTAGTTGGTCGTACATAGGTGCTTGTTTGTAACCTTCACCTTCGTCATCGTCTTGGTCAAGTTCTTTACCTACGTTACCTAACTCGTAGTCGTCGAACTCGTCTTCGTTAATTTTAGCAAGTTTATTTGCTAAATCTCTTATTTCTTCTGCTGCGCTTTTCATAATTTTTTCCTTATCTTTCGACTGATCTGTTTGCTTTTGTAAAGTATTCACGTGACACTAACTTGATGTCGCCTTTTGGATGTGCTAATACATAGCCTTCTCCGCCTTCGCCGTGTGTATCAGGTGAAGTAGGACCGTGTGGTCCAATACTTGCCTTTACATCAGTATCTTGGTTATTAAGCTGATTGATAATATCATCCTTAAATTCCATAATACCTCTCATAATGTCCCATAGGGCATTAAATCCTTGTTGATTTTGTTGAATATGATCTACAATCTTTGCCTGTTTGGCAGGAGGATTTTTGCTCATTTTCAACCATTGTAAAAAGTCTTTGCCTAAATTTGCTAGTCCTGTATCTACTTTGCTGTTGGTATAACTGTACAATACATCCGGAAAGTATTTCATTTTCTTTTCAACTAGAGTATTCATGTCAAGCATTGCATCTAGTACAGTTGCATTTTTACTAATAGTTTGTTTTAGTTTAGTTGCTTTACTATTATCAATGTCGGGTGGCTGCTGTACTGTTACTGGAGGAAACACTAAAACTTCGTTGCCAATAAAAACGTCATTGACATTAATAGTAATAGGTGATTCATCTCCTTGTTCATCTATCATTCTGTGTATAACAACACCTGTTTTGCTTCTTCCAACTCGGCTTCCTATTTCGCTGTCTTTTTTAATTTTATAGGTTACAATATTAGGTGTAAAAACGTAGTAATTATCTTCTAACTCTGGAGTGTTATAATATAACAAGTCACCCTTAAAGAATCCTGTAAAATCTCTCGGAACTGCCTTTTCGTATTCGTCATAAATGTCAGCCATATTGGCTGCAAAGTTTCTATAGTTGTCTCTTTTAGCAGGATCAGGATTGTTTGCTCCCGGACGATTCATTAACATTTTTTGGAGTTCTTTTGCTGACTTTGATTTTCCGTCGTATCCTTTTGCAACCCAACCGCTTTTATCGGTAAGAACGAATGTTCCATCTTCGCCGCGGCCAAAAATGATGGCGGGAGATCCGTCCCATTTGATTGTGACATCTGTGTGACCACCTTTCTCTAGGTTTAAGAAACTGTTAAGTGTGCGGATAGCACCTTTTGATCCTTCGCGGAAAACAATATCTTCCGCATGATCTATACGAGCACCTTCTCGTAAAACAGTTTCTACTAATCTAAATTCTCTAAATCTCATTATACTGTTCCAAATACTGTTTGTCCAATAATTTCCGCACCATCCGAATTTCGCATATCATACATAAATCCGATATTAGTTCCTTTACCATAAGCTAGAGGATTATTACTAGTAAAGTTTAACCAGCTCTTATCCATGTCTGGCAAATACTGAACCAATGCTTGCATAACCTTTTCGCCAGTCCGCTTGCTCATGTTTGTATAGTTTTTACTAGGACCTGTCCATTTACCGCGCTTCTTATCATATACTCCAGTAATTGCTTGGAACTGCCCTCTTTGGTTAAGCACTGAACTTATCGAATTAGGATAACTACTGTCTCTAACACGATTTAATATAACTGCGGCTACTGCTGCCCTTTCTCTTGCATTCGGGCTTGCTTCTGCGGCTGTTGCCTTAACAAGCATTGTCATTTCTTCGTCGCTAATTGAACTGCCTAGAAACTCTTCAACAACACTTTTAGCATCTCCATCTGCTACTACAGGATCTCCAGCGCCAACGCTAGGTGACACATCTTTTTTTGGCTTAGTAGCTTTTTTTGGATTCAACATTAACATTTGAATTTCTTTTGTTGTTAAAACAAATTCAGATGTTTTTATGCCGTTGTCTTTTTTGTATGCTTTTATTGCTTCTATAGTATATGGACCAAACTTTCCATCAACACCCGTAGGCCCTACATCGTAATCTAAATCAACAAGTTTTTGTTGTATAAGTTTTACTGTTTCCTTGTCTTCTTCATAGTAAGGAGGTCCTGCGATAACTTGTTTTGTTTTATCTTTTGCTTCATTATCGTCATCTGTATCTAATGTAGGAATATCGCCGCCAAAGTTTATTCCTCTAGCGGTAGCATGTGGAACACGTGGTCTTACTTTTTCAACTATTTCATCAAACTTCATAGTCCGGCAAGCTCTCTTATTCTATTAAGCTCAGCACTCTCGGGTAGTCCTTTGCCTTGCTTTTCCATGTTCTCTAACCAAGGAGCAATTAAAACTTCAAATTCAGGATCACCTCTAAGTTTTGCTATCATGCTCTCCACAGTGTGAGTATCTTCTTCTTTGGCACCTGGACCTAAAAGTATTTCTGCAATTTCATCCCAGTCGTCTGCAACAACAGCATCTCCGTTGTTAGGATCTACAACTCCTTTAGTTGGGCTAAACTTATAGCCTCTGCCTCTTGCAAGACTAGAAAGTAGTACAGCTCTGTCTGCACCTGTGTAGTGTTCTGTTCCGCCACGCTTGGCTCCACGCTGTAGGGCAGGATTATCTGTTAGCATAAAGTCAGTTTGTACAAAGCCATTCTTAGGATCACCTTTGATTGGTGTGCGAAAATGCACTTGTAGTCCTGCATCCTTGATCCAACCTGCTTCAAAGGACTTGCCTTTGTTCATAATTTCTAAATCTGGAATACCTTGCTTTTGGCACCAAGCAGATAGTTTGGCAATAATTTCTTGTTTGGGTAATTCTCTAGTATCTGTATTGAGGTCTAAATCACCTGAACTATTTTCTTCAAACGTTCCGTCAGCTTTAACTTTTCTACCTGTAGTGCCTAATTTGTCGTCATCAACAAACTTAAAACCAAAAGTAGAATTGATCCAATCTATAGTTGGATCGACATCGGGTGTGGCAATGCGCTGACACATTAGTTCTTTATCAGGTTCTGTTTTGAATACGTTACCGCCTTCATTCAATATCATTTCTTTTACTCTCAATCATTTTCTGCATACTGCGCTTGAATTTACGTGGATCGCCACTTCTGATACTGTTCAAAAACCTTCTTTCTAACTCACTAGCTGTAGTTTCGTCATAGGTATTACTAATCCTATTCAAAAGATTTATAGCACTCTCAATAATATTATTGGCAGTGGCTTCTATAAGAAGATCGTTATCCTTGGCTCTGCCTAAGTTATTCAGTTCTTCAAGTATGCTTCTAGTACGTTTCTTCATTACACCTATTCCTGTTAATGTATTTAGTTTAACTAAACTATAAATACGTTTGCTACTGGGCTAGTAGTTTTAATACAAAGAGGGGGCATTATGGGCATTTCACAAATGGATTTTCCGAGTAGATCTTTATTGTTTGCCAAGCTGGCACAAATTTCTTACAATGATAACATCAAAGAAGTTAAAAAGCAAGTAAAAAGTTTGGGATTTACAACAGTTGAATTTTACAACAAAGAAGGCGCACAGGCATATCGTTTCCAAAACAAAGACGATATGGTAATTGCTTGTCGTGGTACAGAGCCTACTAAGTTTAATGATATAGCAGCAGATTTAAAAACTATGCCAGTTAAATCAGAATCAGTAAGTTATGTACATAGAGGATTTAAGGCGGAAGTTGATGAACTTTGGCCTATGGTACTAGAAGATATTACTCGTACAGTTAATAAAGACAATAAACTATGGTTTTGCGGACACTCTTTAGGAGCAGCAATGGCTACTATAATGGCAAGTCGTTGCTATTATGAAAAAGGAATACGCAACCCTGAAGAATTATACACATACGGATCTCCAAGAGTAGGGTTCCGTGGATACGTTAAGACAATGACAACTCCACATCATCGCTGGAAGAACAATAATGATATTGTAACTACTGTTCCTCCTGCATTGTTTGGATTCAAGCACGATGGTGAGTTACATTATCTGAACGCATATGGTAATGTTCGCAAGCCTACAGGCTGGCAGTTGTTTAAAGATAAACTGCGTGGTTTATGGATGGGCATAAAGAGAGGACAGATAGATAGTTTTTCTGATCATAGTATGATCAATTATTGTGCATACTTAGAAATGTATGCAAGCGGAAAAGAAAACAGTCAATTTTAATCTTTGCGGATAGACCTGTTATAGTTTATTGCTTCTTCAATAAGTGTCAGCCTGGTGTTATTACGCTGGGCTGATCTTACGATTGCGTTAGTATCTTTCGAGAAACAATGACCGCCAAAGCCTCTTTGTTCAGTCACTTCACTATGACTTGATCCAATCCTGGGATCATCTGTTATGGCTTTTGATACTGATGCAAAATCTAATCCGTAGGATTTACAATAATCATATACTTGGTTAAAGAATGTTACCTTAGTTGCAAGGAAACTGTTTCTAAATGCTTTGGCTGCTACAAGATTTTCAGGATTATCTAGTGCAATATCGATTTTTCCTAGTGCAGTTATAAACACGTCACTCCAAAAAGATGTGTTCGATCCTCCAATGTACATTTTATTAAAGAAAGCATCTTGTTCCCAACTTGCTTGACGTAGAAACTCTGGACTAAAACATATTTGATGATTAGGAAAAGTATCTGATAGCATTTCCCATCCTTCTACACTAATTGTGCTTTTGATTAGTATTGGCACATCCGGACACAGGTCTATAACTTCATAGACATTTTTCATTTCACATGAGCCGTCATGACGTGGTGGAGTACTAACACAAACTATTACAGCATCAATGTCTGTCCAGTCTCCTTCATGTCCTAAATTAGGATCATGGATTGTTAAATTAAAATAGTCTTTTAAAACTAACTCTTGTGCTTTGCCAACAAAGCCGTAACCTGCAATTAAAATTTTCATAATAATAATTATACACGTTTATAAAAATAAGTCAAGAAAAAAGGCAGCTCGTCGTTGCTGCCTTTATATTATTA